CCGTTGGAAGATACCTCAAAGAGCATGGTGGCTTTTGGATAGAAGAGGGAGAATGCGGCTTAAAAGCTCAGTAGACAGACAAGACAAAATCGAATTTTTGAACTTTAGACAGACAGGAAAAAATCGAAAAGTGTCAGGACAAAATCGAACTTTTTTCTTGTCGGACAATATCGAAAATTACCGAGTTTGTCGGACGGACAGACAAATCTATTATTATAAACAATACTTTTTGTCGGGGGCTTGAAACTGCCCCGACGAAAAAGTAATCAGAATAATGACGCACGAGAGGAGCACACGCAGATGAAAGCAACAAGAAGTAAGGCAAGGCAAGACGTTGTTAATGCAGCTAAGAAAATGCCACCGCTTTTTCATAAGCTGCCTAATGAAGATTTCGACTATCGAAAATCACGCACGCTTTGGTGGCTCGTGAAACAGCCGCAGGTACTCAAATACATTTGGGATATGGTCAAACAGTCGGGAGCATTGGTGTATGATGACAAGTCACACAAGTGGCACGGAGTAGATTTCAAATGCGAGGAGGAAGATGATGACTGAATTTTTTATGGCGATGATACCGCCGACGGCTACAGCGCAGGAGCACAAGGTGGCAGTGAGAAATGGCAAGCCGATATTTTATGACCCACCCGAAGTAAAGGCGGCAAAAGAAAAGCTCACGGCAAACCTTGCAAGGCACAGACCGCCTGAAAAATACATCTGTGGGATAAGGCTGATAACAAAGTGGCTGTTTCCTAACGACGGCAAACACAAGAACGGAGAGTACAAGATCAGCAAGCCTGACACAGACAACCTGCAGAAGATGTTCAAGGACTGTATGACAAAGCTTGACTTCTGGACAGACGACCAACTTGTGGCGAGTGAGATATGCGAGAAGTTTTGGGCGGACATACCCGGCATTTATGTGAGGATAGAGAAGCTATGACGATACACGAAGTAAAGAAAAGTCTTGGACGCAGGGTGAGTTACAACGGCTCTGATTGCTACGAACTGACAGGGTGCATTATCCGCAAGAGCAGTAAGACAGGTCAGTTCTTCTATCAAGCGGAGATCACTGACAAGACTTGTGGCAACACGTTGGTGTATTGTAGGCTGGAAGAGTTGAGGTGTGAGGAGTGATAATATGGCAAAATGTAAAACACCCGAAGAACTGTTAAAACAGTATTCGGCAGAACTCGCAAAGTCGATAGAACGGTACAAGTCCATTATCGAGCATGGCTGCAGTGACCCTTCATGGCCTGACGGCTGTAATGCCAATTTGTGCAGAAACCACGTTCTGGCATACAAGCAATATATTCTGGATATCTGCACAGCTAACGATTTGGAAATCCCACAGGAGTATTACCTGCCAACTCCGCCTGAGCAGGACAATAGATTTATGGCTGACAAGACCAGCGAAAGGTACAAAAGGTTGAACAGCTATCTTGATTATCACGGCAAGCTGACAACGAGGAAAGTTGACTATGATGATAGTCAGATGAGTTTATAGGAGGGGTAAGAGTGAAAACACATAATCTGAAACTTAGCATAGACTTTTGTGGCGCTGTTCTGAGCGGTGAGAAAACTTTTGAGGTCAGAAAGAATGACAGAGGTTTTCAGACAGGAGATCTGATAAGATTTATACCGACGGACGGAACGTCTTATCGTAGCTCAGACGGCACAGTAAGAGAACACGCAAAACATGAGATATCAGGGCACACATACAAGATAACATATATCCTCAACGGCTGGGGAATAAAGAACGGGTATGTTGTGCTGGGAATAAGAGAGGAGAGATCCTATGGAAAGAAACGACCCTATGACCATGTCACGCCTGAAAGCCTACCGCAGGAACGCCTCAGCCATTGAGGACATCAAAACAGAGCTTTCAGGCAAGTACGTTGCCGACAGTATCAGCGTATGCACTCCGCCGTCTTACACACCACACAGCACACGCATAGACGGCTTCTTGCCAAGCGGTGATACACTTTCATTGCTGTGTGAGCAGGCACGATTAGAGCGTGAGCAGATGGCTGTGGAGGAGTTTATCAAGGGGATAGAGGACTATCAGACGCGGCGAATGTTCGTGCTGAAATTCATCAAGGGTAAGACGTACTTGCAGATAGCTATGCAGGTTAGTGGTGGGAGAATCACAGAGGACGCAGTTGAAAAGAAGATAAAAAGATATATTTCAAAAAAATCTTAATTTGTCGGTTTTCACTATGTTATAATTTAAACTGAGGAAAGTGTAGATGTACCTCAGACTTGTACTTTCATTGAAGTCACCTCCAATTTTCTAAGCCCCGTAAGGGGCTTATGCAGGTCGAGAGCGTGCCAGCGCTCAGATCTGCTCCACCATTTACAAAAACTCCTTATAATATTTTACAAGGGCGGCTGCATTTTGCGGTCGCTTTTGCGTTGTGTCGTAAAAAGTTCATAAATGTCGAAAACTTGAAGTAATGCATAAAAAAGTCAAAATGATTTTGTGCAGTAGGGAGAATTTTTGTTTATAACCTTGATATTTTATGCTTTATATGCTAATATATAGAAAATGAACAAAAGGAGGTTCTAAAATGGAACTTAGCAGAAAAGACAGAATAATACTTTTTAATCAGTATGAGATACTTAAACGCCTTGACACTGATAGCGCTGAACAATATGAGATATATCAAGATATTCTCGCACAGGGGTTTGAATATGAATATGACGATATAGGTCCGTCGTTGTTTGAAGTGCCACAATCAGTTTCCGAAAAAGTGTATGAAATTTTAGGTATGTTTAGACGTATGGTCTTCTCTTTTGACAATCTTGAAGATGTGACAGGCCTAGATCGTGAAGACTATATGTTCAGAGGCTTTGACGGAAATGAAGAAACAGAACATTATGTTTACGCTAAATGGCTTGTGAAAAATAATCACAAGTTTGAGGAATTTGAAAATTGTGAGTTTAATAGCCATTGGAACATATTGCCTAGGTATGAAGAAATGCTTGAAAGATTTTATGAAGTTACAAAGGATAAAGAAAAAGGTATTTATTCAACGAACTTATCTGCTGATGAATTAAATTATATCATTGACAAAAAATAATCTTACGAACTGCTACAACAATGTGGCAGTTCTTTTTTATATCAAAATCTCAGAAAGGACGGTGCCCTCATGACAGCACGGCAAAAGAAATTTGCAGAATACTATGCTCAGAGCGGCAACACCGTTCAGAGTGCTATAAAGGCAGGATACAGCGAGAAGTATGCGAAAGCTGACGCCTGCAAAATCCTAGATAATCCTAGTGTTGCGGAGTATATCCGTGAATTGTCCGAGAAAGCTCAGGACGAGCGTATAATGACCGCAAAGGAGAGGCAGGCACTCTTGTCTGATATCGCTAAGGACGGCAAGAATGACCCTGCTGACCGTATCAGAGCCGTCGATACCCTCAATAAAATGACAGGAGAGTATGTGGCTAAGATACAGGCGGAGGTCAAGACCTCTGAAAAGCTTTCAGACGTTTTCGCTCAGATAGGCGGTGAGGGGCTTGACGAGTAAGTTTCCCCTGTCACAGAAGTATATGGACTTCATCAACAGCGTTCGGGGTGTGTCTGCGGACTTCCTTGAGGGGACTACCGCAAGCGGCAAAACAACTGTGGGCGCAGGCATAAAGTTCATGCGTATGGTGTCGGCAAGCAGGAAAAAGCTTCACGTCATTGCCGCTAAGACTACGGGAAAGGCTGAGGAAACTATCATTCAGCAGGATAACGGCATTCTTGACCTGCACACCAATGCTCGGTACTTCGGCAACGGTGATAAGGACTACAAACTGCCGCATATCAAGTTTGAGGGCAAGATAATCTATGTTCTGGGATATGATAACAAGGATAAGTGGGAAATGGTGCTGGGCGCTCAGTTCGGCTGCGTTTATATCGACGAGATAAACACCGCTGATATCGAGTTTGTCCGTGAGATGTCAACCCGTAACGATTACCTTATGGCGACCCTTAACCCTGACGACCCCTCGCTACCTGTGTACAAAGAGTTTGTCAACCGCTCACGTCCGTATCAGAAATACGCCTGTGACGTGCCTGCGGAGATAATGAAAGAGCTTACAGAAGAACCTGTACCCAATTGGCGGTATTGGTTCTTTACTTTTCGTGATAATCTTTCACTTACTGATGAGGATATCAAACGGAAAATGGCTGCCGCTCCGAAAGGCACAAAGCTGTATAAGAACAAGATACTCGGTCTGAGAGGACGTGCAACAGGGCTTGTGTTTGACCTGCAAAAGCGAAATATCTTGACAGCAGAGCAGGCGAAAGCTTTCAATTATGTGTACTTCTCAGCCGGACTTGACACCGCTTACTCGCAATCCTCACCTGATACCATAGCATTCACCTTTGTGGGCATAACGGCTGACAGAAAATGCGTTACTCTTGACGAGGAAGTGTATAACAATCGTGACAGACAAGTGCCTCTCACACCCTCTGACATACCAAAGATATTTACAGTATTCTTGGAGAAAAACCGCAGGACGTGGGGCTTTGCACGAGATGTGTATATCGACAGCGCAGATCAGGCGACCATACTTGAATGTCAGAAGTTTGGACGGCTCACAGGCAGTATATATAATTTTATCCCGGCATTCAAGAAAACGAAAATAATCGACCGAATACACTTGCAGTCAGCTTGGCTGGCGGCAGGTGATTTTTATGTCCTTGAGCATTGCAAGGAGTACGCAGGCGAGCTTAACATATACAGTTGGAAAGAGGATAAGGCTGAGCCGGAGGACGGCAACGATCACCTTATCAATTCCTGCCAGTATGCTTGGCTGCCGTATCGTGACAAGATAGGAAGTGTGAAGATTGACTAAATTCAGCATAGGAAGCAAGGTGAAAAATATGATAAGAAACTGGCTTGATATCCAGCCTGCACCCGAATACAGCATAACTATAACAGAGAAAACAGGTTTTATGACAGATGTGATAAGGTCACAGCTTTGGTATCGTGGTGACGCCGCAGAGCTTTCACAGTTCTTTCGTCAGCTTAACTTAGGCACAAATTCATTCTGGAGCAGCGTCCCTGAGAATGAAAAGATACGCAAGATACACAGTGGTCTGCCTGCAATAATCGCCGATACGCTTTCATACATTGTCTATTCTGATATGGACGATATCAAGGTCACAGGGGACAAAGCAAAGGCTGACTTTGATAATATTTCCGAGCATATAGACTTCACAGAGCTGACAGGCAAGGCGATAGTTACCGCACTTGTTGACGGCGACGGAGCTTTCAAAATATCGGTGGATACTGAGCTTTCTGATACGCCAATAGTCGAGTTTATCGGCGCTGACAAAGTGGAGTATAACTTTGTACGAGGTCTGCTGAACGAGGTCGTTTTTCATTCTGTACATTATGCAGGCACAAAGAAATTTCACCTTGAAGAGCATTACGGCAAGGGATACATAGAAAGCCGTCTGTATGACGATAACGGTCACGAGGTCGGCTTGGACAACGTGCCTTGCCTTGCACAGATACCGCCCCGAACTGAGTTTGAGGGCGAGTATATAATGGCTGTGCCGCTGAAATTCTTTTCATCACGAAAATATCCGAACAGGGGCAAGAGCATTTTTGACGGTGGTAAGTCTGATTGCTTTGACGCTTTGGACGAGGTGATCTCACAATGGTGGGACGCTATCAGAGCCGGCAGGGTAAAGCAGTATATCCCCGAAAGCATGATACCTAGAGATCCTGCAAGCGGTAAGCTTAAAGCGCCTAACCAGTTCGGCAACAGTTACATAAGCATTGCCCCACCGCTTTCGGCAGAGGGTGCAGCGCCTAAGATAGAAGTAGTTCAGCCTGATATCAAGTATGAAGCGTTTGTGGCAAGCTATACGAATTGCCTGCTTATGTGTCTGCAAGGGCTTGTATCTCCTGCCACGCTTGGCATAGATGTGGGCAAGATGTCAAGTGCGGACGCTCAACGAGAGAAGAAAGACGTCACAGGCAACACCCGAAACACTATCACAACGGCTCTTGAAAAGGCTCTGCCGCAGCTTGTTTCTGCAGTGCTTATGACCTATGACAATATGCAGGGCAAAGCCCCTGAGACTTATGAGGTGACAGTTGACTTCGGCGAGTACGGTGCGCCTGACTTTGACAGCAGAGTTGAGACTGTGGGCAAGGCAAGCACATATGGTATTATGTCAGTTGAAACGCAGGTGGAGGAGCTGTGGGGCAGTTCTAAAGAGGACGATTGGAAAGCCGCAGAGGTCAAGCGGATAATGCAGGAAAAGGGGCTTACAGAGGGTGAGCCTACTGCGGTAGGTGATGAGTACGGTCCTCGCCCGGACGGGGCATTATAGTTTCCGTACATTTGAATTTGTTTAACCCCTGTTGCTATCAACTACTTGGAGGTGGTCAGTATTCTCAGCTTCAAAGACATCGCAAAGATATTTGAGGAGATAGAGCTAAGGCTCATATCTTCGTTGAAACGCAATCTCAAAAGGCACAAGGCGGAGGAACAGCGTTACGGCTTTGAATGGTCTGCTTGGCAGGCTGAGAAACTGAAAAATATGGAGAACTTCCGCCGTGAAAACCTTGACATCATGAACGAGTATGTTGACGTTATCAACGATCAGACAAGACAGCTTATGACGGAGCAGTTCCAAGAGGGTCAGCAGCAGGCACAACGGAGTGCCCAGGAGCTTTCTGACGAGCCTATAACGCCTATCCCAGACAAGCATTTCTTTGGCGTGAACGAAAAGAAAATGGCAAAGCTTATGGAAGACGTCACCACCCTTGAAAAGACCGCTGAAACAGCCGCTCTGCGAATGACAGACGACATTTACAGGCAGACTTTGAACAGAGTACAGCTTGCAATGGGAACAGGCTCTATGACGCTTAACGAGGCTATCGACCTTGCCACAAAGGACTTTCTTGACAAGGGTATAAACTGTATCGTATACGCTGACGGCAAGCGAGTGAACATTGCCGACTATGTGCGAATGGCTCTTAGGACAACTTCCACAAGAGCAGCGTTGCAGGGTGCGGCGAAACGCTTTGCAGAGCTTGGCTATGATACTGTGCTTGTGTCACAATACGGAGGCTGTTCAAAGACCTGCGAGCCTTGGCAGGGGCAGGTGTACATTGATGATGTGTTCACAGTATGGGAGGGTGAAAAGGACGAGTTTCAGGGCAAATCAAATTACTGCGGTGAGTGGTTTTGGCTGCTGTCATACGCCGTAAAGAACGGGCTTTTCCACCCCAACTGCCGTCACACAATGACACAGTACATACACGGCAGAACGCAGATACCTGAGCCGATACCGGCGGAGAAGATAAAAGAGCAGCGAGAGCTTGAGCAGAAACAGCGTGCAATGGAGCGGAAAGTCCGCAAGCTAAAACGCTTTGCGGCAGGCACTCTCGACCCCGACACAGCAAAAGCCTACCGCAAGAAAGTAAGGCAGGCACAGCAGGAATTGAAAGCCTTTATAAACGCTAACAGCGAAGTTCTGCGGAGGGATTATTCTAGGGAGAAAGTGTATGGCGGCTTGACAGAAAAGGAAAAAGATGATAAAATTGAATTAACAACATCTAACGGAATTGGTGTAACGAAATTTTCAAAACATATGGAAGAGCGAGCTTCCGAAAGAAAGGTTTCTGTAAATGATATAAAAGATGCACTTATAAACCCGCTGTATATTGATGAAATTAAAATTGATAGTTTGGGCAGACCAAGCCAACGATTTATTGGTGAGAAAGCAACTGTTAATGTAAATCCCCAAACTGGAACTATCGCAACTATATGGAAAACAGGCAAGAACAAAATCAACAAGTACAAAAGGAAGTGATTATAATGTCAGAAAAACAAAAAGAGTTTCTTGTTTCTATTGGTATTGACCCAAATGATGAACTTGATGTCATAGAAGATAAAGTTGGTGATTACCTGACTTTGAACTGTTTGGATGAAAATTATAATCCAAATGAAGAAGGCTTGATGTGCGAAAGTATTTTGGATTATATCGGTCAGTTATAAATCTAACCGCTCCGCTACGGCGAGGCGGTATTTTTATACCCAAATATCGGAACTAAGCACCTTAACGGGTGCTTTTTTCATACACAAATTTAAGAAAGCGAGGTCAGAAAATGGACGAGAAAAAGAAACTCACTGATGAGGAGGAGAAGAAAACTCCCGATACTCACGAGGAGAAAAAGGACGAGCCAAAGGCTGAGGAAAAGCCTGCGGACAAGGCAGATGAGAACTCTGCCGACAATGAACAGCCTGCGGTGGACGATAGTCAGGCTGACGAGAACGGTGAGGGTGCCGACAAGCCTGCGGAAGATAAGCAGGAACAGCCAAACGAGGATAAGTCCGACAAGCAGGACAATGCTGAGAACGCACCTGACGAAAAAGACCAGGAGATACTCAGGCTCAAAACTCAGATAGCCGCTATGCAGCTTGGTATCAAGCCCGACTGTATCGAGGACGCTGTTGCGGTGGCTGAAAGCTATGTGAGAAACGGCAGTCAGCAGGATATCAACGCCGCCCTTTCTGCGGTTGTGAAGAAGTATCCAGACATGAAAGGCGAGGGTGGCAAAAAGTCCGACGGCAAAAAGCAGGGCGGTTTTAAGGTCGGTGCAGGATCTTCGGATACTGATGAAAAGAAGCCACAGAGCAAACCAACAGCGCAGAAACGCTGGAACAAATTCAAGTAAAAACAGGAGGAATGAATCATGCCAAATCTTAATTATGCAGAAGTATGGAATCCCGAGCTCTTGGAGATAAGGATCCAGGAAACACTGTCAAGTCCGTTCATCACACAGAACGTTAGGTGGCTTGACGCAAAGACTTTCCACTTCACACAGATGTCAACATCAGGCTACAAGAGCCACAACAGAAACGGCGGCTGGAACACAGGTAAGTATGTTCAGACGGACGTGCCTTTCACACTCACACACGACCGTGATGTTGAGTTTCTTGTGGATAAGGCTGACGTTGACGAAACGAACTCATCAGCGTCTATCAAAAACATCTCAGAGGTATTTGAGAAAACACAGTCTGCTCCCGAAACGGACGCTCTGTTCTTCTCAAAGACAGCTCAGAGAGCGGCAGAGCTTGAGGGCTATCACTCATCAACAGCCGCTTCATCATACACAAAGGGTAACGTGTTCGACAAGCTCAAAGGCTTTCTTTCATCAGGCAAGCTGAGAAGATATAAGTCTAATGGCTCGCTCATTATGTATGTGACTTCCACAATTATGGACCTGCTGGAGCAGTCTGACAAGTTCACGAGAAAGATAGAAATGACGCAGATCGCAGAGGGAGGACTTGGTCTTAGAACAAGAGTGACCGACATTGACGGAGTGCCTATCATGGAGGTCATTGATGATGAGCGTTTCTATGACCGCTTCAACTTTGACCCTGAGGACGGCGGCTTTGAGCCTTGCGCTGCAAGCTATGTAAAGACCGCTGATACCGATATCGTGAGCGGCAAGGAGTATTACACCGAATCAAGCGGTTCTTACACTAAGGTATCAGGCACACCGAGCAAGTCTGCACTTGATACATACTATGAAAAAGTCGCAGGTTCGCATAAGATAAACGTGCTTATCGCAACACCTGAGACCACAAAGATAGTACCTAAGATCAACAGCATTTACAGCTTTGCTCCGGGCGGACACACAGAGGGTGACGGCTGGCTCTATCAGAACAGAGCGTTCTCAGATGTTTTCACTTTCCCGAACGGCAAGGACGGAAAGATAGACAGCATTTACGCTGACGTTGACACAGCAGAGTACAGCGAGTAAGGGGTGAGGGATATGTACCTCACTTCTACTGAGTTTTGCAATATCTGTCCTGAGTGTGATATCTCCGAAGAACAGTTCTCAGCAATTCGGCAAAGAGCAGAAAGCGATATCGACACGCTGACTTTCAACCGCATAACAGCAGAGGGCATTGACAGCTTTACAGACTTTCAGAGAGAGCGTATAAAGCGTTCCACAGCCTTGCAGATGAAATTCATCTATGACAATTCGGAGCTGTTAGAAAGCCCTCTGAGCGCTTACAGCATAAGCGGAGTTTCAATGTCATTCGATAAGTCAAAGGTGGTATCTCTTGACGGCGTTATCACAACACGTCAGGTCTACAATGTGCTTATGCAGACAGGACTATGTTATAGGGGGCTGATGTGATGAAGTTTCCTCAGCTTGTACCTGAAAGGGTATGCAAAACGCCATGCAAGGTCTATCGAACGGACGGACTTAATCGTGACGGCTCAAAGAAGCAGACGGTCATATTTGAGGGCAAATGCTTTCACTCTGAGAAGTCAAGGCAGAAATTATCCGCAGAGAAACAGCTTATAACCTTGTCAGGCGAGGCTCTTTTCTGCGGAGATATAGCACCCGATAATGCTGTTATAGAGGGCTATGCGGTCATAGGCGGCAGGACGTACAAGATATATGGCTCTGAGAAAGCCAAAGACCCTGACGGCAGGGTGAATTACACAAGATTGGAGCTGATATAATGGGCATTGAAATAAAGCTTGATATGCAGGCGATAAAGGCTATCGAGGACGCTGCTGTGAAGTCCGCTGAGGTGGCTATGGAGCAAGTGAGGACAGACCTTGTAAGTGCTCAGACAATGCCGTTCGATACAGGCGATATGCAGAATAACCAGACCTTTGTCCACGCTGACGAAAGCGGTGCAAGTCTTGTGACAGGCTCTCCGCAGGCAAGACGTTTGTACTATCACCCTGAGTATCATTTTCAGAAAGGCAATAACCCTAACGCAGGTGCGGCTTGGCTCGAACCATATATCACAGGCAATAAAAAGGACCTTGCCAAGAATGAGTTTGTGGCAGAGTTCAAAAAGAGGACAGGCGTATGACTTTACTTAACATAGCGGATATGCTGAGCGATATCCTTGAATTGCAGGACGTGTATGCAGGCACTATTGACGGCAACCTTGACAAGTGCGTAGGCGTGTACAACGCAAAGACCTCAAAGCCACAGCGTATCTGCATAGGCGGAAAAGCCTGCACAAAAACACTTGAAAAACATATCTCGGTGCTTATTCATTGGACTGATGCTCCCACGCAGGCAGAGATAAAGGCACAAAGCGTTCTTGATATCCTATCCGATATACGTCAGCATAAGGCTGACGGCTTTATGGTAAAGTATCTCGAATGCAAAGAGCCTGTTTCTGTTGGCAGGGACGAGCGAGGCGTGTGTGAATATGTTATCGAGGCAACAGTATATTACGAAAGGAATGAATGAGTATGGCAAACACAACAGGAGTTTATCCCGTATATGAAAACCAGTTCAAGATAGACAAGACAGGCGGCGACGGCTCGACAGAGAGCAATCTTGTGACTATTGCCGATATGGAGAGCTTTTCAGTATCCATTGACGGCAATATCGAGGAGTGGAAGCCTTTTGATCAGCAGGGGTGGACAAGACGTTTGCTCACTGGTAAGTCTATCACTATCAGTATCTCAGGCAAGAGAAACGTCGGTGACGCAGGCAATGACTACATCGAGAGCCTTGCACTCAAAACAGGTGCTGCGGCGACCACAACCCTTGTGTGGAACTTCCCAAGCGGAGCAAAGCTTGTTATCAAGGGCGTTGTCAGCGTAACGGAATGGGGCGGCGGAGATTCGACAGCAGTTGCGCCGCTTGCGTTCGACTTTGCTTCCGACGGCAAGCCTGAGTTTACAGAGGCGGCAGCGTAAACAACAATATTTGACAAGAAAAACTATCTGTGATATAATGACTTTGGGTACTGCAAATAACGGTAGGCGGTTTAAATAATCCTCCAAAAGCCTCATGGCTAAGGAGGTGAGCGACACATGAGCGTTATGGAAGTCTTAACTTTACTTCTACTTATAACAAACATAATTGGGCTTGTGCTCAATGTCTGCAATAAAAAGAAATAACCGCCCTTCTGCCAAAGGACGGTTATAATTTAAATTGACCAACTGGAGGTAAACCGCTTATCGCAGTACCTCTCTTTATGTTCATTATATCACAGCAAAATAACAATGTCAAGCACTTCGTTTATAGCGGAGTGCTTTTCTTATACCTAAAATCAGAAAGGATAATAACTATGGCAAAGATGTATACACTCGACAGCAAGCTTCTTACAGGCACACCTGAGATAAGAGTGGGCGACAAGGTCTACCCTGTGGACGACAGGCAGAAAACTGTCAAGAAGATACTTGACATCTGCGACAAGAACGCTGAAAAGAAAGACCTTGATATGATAGACGAGGTTTTCAAGCTTGCGTTCGCACCAAAGGACTACAAGGAGATAGAGGCAATGAATATGCCTTGGGCGGCACATCAGCAGCTTTTCACTCTTGCTATCTCAGCGGTAACAGGCGAGGATGCAGAAAAGACAGAGGCTCGATTTCCGCAGGAAAACGCAGAGTAAGCTTGAAGAAAGCTGGTACGATCTTGACTATGACCGAGAGCTTATCATACAATCCATTGCAAAGCAGTACAATATCCTACCCTCAGAGCAGGAAAATCTGCATTACAGCGATTGGTACAGGCTCGTTGCAGGGATTATGCACGATACGCCGCTGGGTCAGATCGTTCGTATCAGGAGCGAGGACAACAAGGACATCATAAAGAATTTCGACAGGTATGAAAAGCAGATACGCTCAGAGTGGACGGCGTTCAGAAGTCAGAAAGCAAGAGAAACGTTCACAGAGCAGGACAAGCTTGAAACTGCGAAATACTTTGAAAGGCTGTTCAAGGGAATGTTCGGAAAGGCAGGTGATAAGTAATGGCAGACGGAGCAAGCGTTGGTGTTATATCTCTTGACCTTGTGATAAAAAACAAGGTGCAGGAGCAGCTTGACAAGATATCTGCAAGCATACAGAACGGCTTTTCAAAGCCAGTAGAGCAGGCAGAGAAAGCTGTTGAGAACGCTATGGATAAGACCACTAAAGCCGTAGACGAGGGCTTTGGCAGTGCGTCGGAGATCGCCCAGAAGAGTATGCAGGAGGCTGTTGAAAAGGCAATGGCTGAGTATGATAAGCTGAGCAAAAAGGCGCAGGAAGCGGCAGGGCAGACAGATAATATCAAGCCTAAAACTGTTCAGGTGAACTATGATCCTGAGTATGACACTACAAAGGTCGAAGCTGAGGTCAATGAACTAACGGATAAGATAGTTCAGAAAATGCAGGACAAGACTAAATCAAGTTCTGCGAAGATAAGTCAGACAGCAGCGGAAACGGCAAACAAGTCAGCCGAAAGCGTTTCAGAGCAGACAACAAAAATGGACGATATTATTGCAGGCTTTGCTGAAAGTGCCGTGCAGAAAATAAAGACTGCTGTAGGCAGGATAAAAAGCGGTATCGGCTCAGCCGTAAGCTTTGCAGGCAAGGCGGTGAAGTCAACTCTCGGCGGAGCTTTCAAGACAATGCGTTCGGCAGGCTCGAAGGCTGTTGATGCAGTTAAATCCAAATTCAGCAGGCTTAAAACAACTATCGACAGCACTTCAAAACCGCTGAGCAAGTTTACACATTCGCTCAAATCTGCGGCAAAAAGAGTGTTCTTAATGGCAGGCGTGCTTGTTTTGCTGAAAGGAATACGTTCCGCTGTCGCAAACGCTGTTTCAGGCAACGAAGAATTTGCCAAGTCCCTGAACGAGATAAAAGCCAACCTCACCATAGCTTTTACGCCGATAATGAACACAGTTATGCCATATCTCAATACGCTTATGTCGGGCGTAGCGACGGCGACAAAAACTGTGGCGGCGTTTATCTCTGAGCTTTTCGGCACCACCTATCAGAAGTCCTTGCAGGCGACAAAGCAGGCGCAGAAGTCAGCGGAAAAGATAAAGAAAACTCAGGACACTTACCTTGCGGACTTTGACGTTGTAAGAGTTGCACCGGATCAGAGCAAGTCCGATACAGACAGTTCAGAGGGCGGCATTGATTACTCAGCCATAAACGGCGACAACGTTCAGCTTCCTGATTGGGCGGAGCGTATGAAAGACGCCATTAAGTCGGGCGATTGGGCAGGAGTTGGCTCTCTTGTGGCTGAAAAGGTCAACGGAGCTTTCGCATACATCAACTGGGACGGTATTCAGAAAAAGCTGAATGGCTTTGTGGATAAGCTTACAGACGGTCTGAACAGCTTTATTAACGGAGTTGATTGGACAGGTCTTGGGGACAGCTTCGGCGGCGGTATAAACACTATTTTTGGCGCAGGATACCGCTTTATGAAGAAGTTCGATTGGGCAGGATTCGGCAAGGGTACGGCTAATTTTCTTAACGGCGGTATAAAGAAAACGAATTGGTCGCTTATCGGCAAGACCCTTGCTTCAAAATGGCAAGCTATCATCGACTATCTTTATTCGTTCGTTACCACCTTTAATTGGTCGGGCTTTGGCTCGTCCATAGGCACTTCTGTGAACGGCTGGTTTGATGAGATTGATTGGGGCAAGGCAGGAACGACTATCTCTGAGGGCGTGAAAGGTCTGCTTGATACGGCAATAAACTTCCTGCAAACTGTGAATTGGCAGGGCATAGGTGAAAAGCTGTGGACGTTCATTTCTACAATAGATTGGAGCGGCATTGCCACAAAGCTTTTCAAGGCGATAGGCTCAGCTATAGGCGGTGCGGTATCGGTGCTGTGGGGCTTTATCAAGGACGCTGTTTTCAGTATCCGTGACTACTTTACAGAGAAAATACAGGACTGTGGTGGAAATATCGTTGAGGGGCTTTTCACAGGTATTGTTGACGCTTTCAAGGGTATAGGCACTTGGCTTTATGACCATGTTCTTACACCATTTATTGAGGGCTTCAAGAACTGTTTTGGTATTCACAGCCCTAGCAAGGTAATGGCTGAAATGGGCGGATATATTATACAAGGTCTGTACAATGCCGTATCTGAGGGTATTGCAAAGATAAAAGAGATATTCACGAAGCTTCTTAATGCTGTCAAGGGCGTTTTCAAGGGCATAGGCAAGTGGTTCAAAAAGACCTTTTCAGACGCTTTCGGAGGCGTAAAGACCATTCTCAACGGCATTATAATGTTCGTCAAGAGCATTTTCACAGGTAGCTGGAAGAAGGCTTGGCAGGGTGTAAAGAAGATCTTTAAAGGCGTGTGGGATACGCTTTACAGCGTTGTGAAAGCACCTATAAACCTAATTATCGGTGCAGTAAACAAAATGACCAGTGCTATTGAAAGTGCGGTCAACTGGATAATCGACGGCATTAACAGCCTGAGTTTTGATGTGCCTGATTGGGTGCCTGGCATAGGCGGAGAAACCTTTGGCTTTGACCTTGACACAATAAGCATACCTGAGATACCAAAGCTTGCCACAGGCGGAATTGCGACAGCACCGACCCTTGCAATGGTGGGCGATAACAGGAACGCAAAGGCAGACCCGGAGGTGATCTCACCGCTGAGCAAACTGCAAGGTATGCTTGATAACGGCAAGCTTGACGAGGTGTTAAGGGTGCTGAACGCTATACTTGATTGGCTGAAAGCTTATGACCCTGTGTTCTTCGGAACAGTTGACAGCAAGGTGCTTTTCAAGTGTATGCAGGACAGCAACAATCAGTATAAACGTAAGACGGGAGTGAGTGCATTTTGACAGGAACATTGCTAAAGATAAACGGCGTGTGGGTGACAGACCCTGACCCTGATAGCTGGAGCCCTGTAAACTGTTACGAATGGACGGCAGGTTCAGGACGAGTGAATACAACAGGTCTGTTTGTGGGTGCAAGAAAGTTCTGCAAATATAAACTGCCTTGCAAGTGGACAATGCTTCCTGTCGCAGATTCGGCCGAGATACAATCCCTTATCGAGGACGGACCCGACTTTGCAGAACTGGAGTTTTGGCACAATGGCAAGTATTATTCTATATCTGCCAACGCAAGCGACTATGTACCGCAGGGGCTTGTCAGACTTGACGGTGGTGAGTATTACAAGAGCTGTACTGTCACATTCGCAGAACGTTAGGAGGGCATATGTACACCATAGCAAGCAATGAGATAACAAGCAGGATAGAGAGTTACAAAGCCTTGTGGGGTATGTGGATAGAGGACGTTCAGAGCGGAGAACCTGTGGCATATGACGGCATTCAGAACGTTCAGACAGACATTCAATCAACCTCTCTAAGTGATGATATAGAGCTTGGAGCTGTCTGCTCTCAGAGTGTGACGGCGGAACTGGTTGACGACGGAACTAAGTATCTTGGGAATGAGTATGTTTTCAGTTTGTATATGAAAGACAGCTCGGCATTTACCACCTACTCCACCCTAGAATCCTACACCTACGCTGAGCTTTCAAAGCTGACAGTGGAGCAGATAAGCAAGCTTGGAGAGATGCTTGGCGACGAAAAAATACCAATGGGACGTTTCACCTGCGTTAAGTCGAAAAAGTCGGGCGGCAGTGTCCAGCTGACAATGGCGGACAGGCTGTACTTCTCGGACAAGCCATATGTACCGCATATCCCTATGCCAAACTGGAATAAAGCCGTCGAAGACGACATTTGCAGACAATTAGGATTGCAGAACGGCAATGACTACACAGAGGTGCGACTACTGCGTGACAAGAACGGCAGAAGGTTGATAGATAAGAACGGCAAGGTGCTGTACTCAAAGTATTTCTATTTCAAGGTCAGCTCAGTGCCAAAGGACGTGACCATGCGGCAAATGCTGTCTTACCTTGCCTCAGCTCAGGGGCAGTTCGGGTATGTTGACCGCTTCGGGCGGTACGTCCGAAAATGGTACGGCTCGAGCGTGAAAACGCTTGATAACAACACAATAGACCTGCCAACACTGTCTGAAAGGCAGAACGCTATCGTGGGCATTATCTGCAAAGTGAGTGATGATGTAACGCTGTCGCTTGGTGTGACAGATACAACGCAGGGTAGAGTTTTAGAGTTTGAAAATCCATACATGACAGAGTCTTTGCTACAATCTCTGTGGCGCAGGATAGGTGGATTTTCGTGGTACACCACTGAGCTATACCACAGACTTGGTGACCCACGTTTCGACATAGGTGACGTGGTGACCTACACCAACGGTGCAGACAGCTATGACATACCAATAACAAATTTAGAATTTACTTTTGACGGCGGACTGAGTGCTGATATTTCTGCGGTAGGTCTGTCGGTAGAAGAACAGCTTTAAGGGGGGCGAGATAATGGCTGATGAAAATTTGACATTGGCGCAAGATATCAACGACTATCCTATGCAACACGCAGGCGAGGAAATCGATGAGATACTGAGCCGAGCCGGCAAGATACACTATGGCACTGTGGAATACAAGATGACGAAAGCGAATCCATTGATGCAGATACCGCTTGGACTGACCTTTGCGCCTAAACAGGTAATAGCAACGCTACGGCAGACAGACACACCAACACCATATCAGAACTACTGCACCCACGTTTATGGGTCAGGAACGTCATACTATATGAGTGTCTGCATGGGAGCTAATAACGGGCCAACATTGGAAACCGTTCCAACAGGAACATACTATGTTGATTATATTGCAATAGAGTAAAGAGGGGTGATTAAATGACGATAACATTAAATGCAGATTATGACGTAACACTGAACACAGCCCTGCTGGGCTACGTCGGCGAAACGAACGCTAGACCCGTGTCGGTCGAAGGGCTGACAGTAGACGGCGCAGACCGCTATGTAATGACGATAGACTACGGTGATGGCGTTCAGTACGAGGTCGATATCACAGGCGGACAGTGGACGCCAACGGCTGATATACTGCGGTCAGCGCAGACAGTCAGCTGCCAGATAGCGGCGAAAAAATTAGCAGGCAATGAGTATATATTAGTTAAAAAATCACGCATATTCCGTCTGAGAATAGGTGCGGCTATAGGTGATAATGCCGTGCCGTCACCAAGTGTGGCAGCTGACGCACTAGACCGCATAGACGCCATAGGCAGGCAGACACACGCAGATATGCAAACCGCCGTCACCGCCGCAGAAACGGCTACTACAGCGGCAGAAAACGCAAAAAAATCTGCCACAGCCGCAGAGAAATCAGCCGATACGGCAACGCAGGCGGCTGAACGTGCTGAAACTGCACAGGCGGCGGCTGAAACGTCCGCAACACAGGCAGAAACAGCCAAGCAGGGTGCAGAAACCGCACGTGCTGAGGCAGTCAAGTCTCAGAATGATGCCAAGGTATCAGCAGCTCAAGCATCAACGGCAGCACAGCAAACCGAAGCTGACAAGACAATAACGTCAGGATACGCTAAAACTGCCAAGACAAATGCTGACAGCACTGCGGCAGACAGACAGGCGGTGCAGACGTTGGCAACGCAGGTGACAGCCGACAAGGCTACAGTGGCAGACCATGCCGCACAGGTCACCACAGACCGCAAAGCCGCTGAAACTGCTGCTCAGACAGCACAATCCATAGCTGATAGTCTGCCAGACGATTATGTGACAGCTGTCGGAAAAATCGCTGAAATAGCTAACCTAAAGCTGACGGATAAAGAATTGACAAGACGTGTAAATGCACTGTACGACATTGGTCAGGGTGTGACGCATAAATTTGAAACCGATACAGATACGGCATATGCCAAGACAGTTCCGACTGGGGCGAAGTTGATGAGCGTGAAGTCGATAGGTGGTCATTCTGAGGTCATTGACGGCGAAATAGTCAGCGCTGAAACAGAGAGCGTCGTTGAGCAGGGAAAGAATTTGCTAAATGCAGATGACTATTACGTATCATATAAGCAGTCTGATGGTAGTTATGTGAACAACTTTATGGGTTTTGCAAGCATAAACATTCCTGTCGGAAAATATATAGGTAAAACACTCGTTGCCACTCTTAAGGCTACTGTTCCGCCTGAACTAACTAGCTTTTTTTGGGTAGCTAGAATAGACGGTGCTCGAATTGAAAGTTCCTATGCAAAAGGCGAGCGAGTTCTTGCGAATACTACGGGTATCGCAAAATTGACATTTACGCCAAAAACACAAAAGGATACACTATCGATGACATATGGACAAGGCACTGGAGATGTGATAGTTAGAGATATCCAGATCGAACTAGGCGACACCCCTACAACCTATGCCCCCTTCCACCGCAACGTTTACCAGATACCCGAAGTTATCAAGGCACTGCCTGGCTACGGCTGGTCGGCAGGAACGGCACGAAACTACGTGGACTATGAAAATAAACGATACGTTCAGTGTGTGAACAGCGTTGATTTGGGAACGCTGACGTGGACTGCTGGTGGTGGAATTAGCTCCCGGACAGTTTTCATAGCATCGTCACGGAAAATTTGTGGACAGAAATTGTCGTATAATTCTGCTATTGCATCGAATATATTATGTTCAAAATATTTAGCAAAATCGCAAAATGAGGTATGGAGTGACGCAGCACCTGTGGGCATAGCAACCAATGCGACTATTGACGGATATGTCTATGTAAACGACACCGCCTACACCGATGCCACCGCATTCAAACAGGCTATGCAGGGCGTTATGTTATATTACGAATTGGAAACCCCTATCGTAACCGACATTTCATCGTTAATACCAGATGACTTCCTGCGAAATATTGAGGTTGAGGCAAAGGGTAGCGTGACATTTAAAAACAGCAATGGTGATGATTACAGAATACCAGTGCCGTCAGAAGAAGAATATATCGTGAAGCTGAGTGAAGTAGGAGGTACAACATGACGAAGTTAGAAAAATCTATGGTTGAGAGCATGGGGCTGACGGAAGATAATTTCAACAAACCAAAGGTCACCGAGATAGACAGGATAAAGGCAAATGTTGATTTTCTGGCTATGTTGAACGGTGTTGAGTTGGAGGTGAGCGGCGATGAGTAAAAACTATGCAAAGGTCAAGAGATACTATGACACCCGTTTGTGGTCGGTTGCTATGGTGCACACCGCCGTCGGCAAGTGGATCACGGCTGAGGAGTATACAACAATCACGGGACAAACATACGAAAGAGAGGAACAGTAATGAAAGAAAACACAGCAAAAATCATCATATCAGCGATAGCCGCAGGGCTGTCAGCGTATTTCCGTGTTATGGCGATACCTATAGTCATTCTGGTGCTTGTGATGATCATTGACTACATTACAGGTATGTGGAAAGCATGGAACAGGGGCGAGCTGTCAAGCCGTGTCGGTCTTAAAGGGCTTTTCAAAAAGGTCGGCTACATATTTGTGGTGGCGGTGTCGGGCGTGCTTGATTGGCTCTTTATCTCAGGACTTTCACAGATAGGCATTGAAGTAAACGTCAGCTTTTACTTCGGTCTTATCGTGACGGTATGGTTTATCATCAACGAGTGCATTTCAATCTTGGAAAATCTTGCGGTGATAGGTATACCACTGCCGTCATTCTTGGTGAAGATAGTACACAAGCTTAAAATCACAGTTGAAAACAAAGTGGATACAAACGAAAGTGAGGAATAACAATGAATTACGATGAGTTTATCAAGAAGCACAATGGCGTAGCCGTTGACTATGACGGAGCAGCAGGCAAACAGTGTGTAGACCTTGCAACGGCATATTTCAACGAGGTCTTCGGATCAGGTATCAAGAATTTCTGGTATGACGCTCACCATTTTTGGGATTTATTCGATAAGAACACTTGGCTGAAAGCAAATTTCACAAAGGTAAAGAACACGCCAAGTTTCGTGCCGAAAAAGGGTGATGTAGCGATATGGTCAGGCACGTTGAATGGCGGCTGGGGTCACATAGCAATCTGCACCGGTGAGGGCAACACGAGTTATTTTTATTCGTATGACCAAAACTGGAGCGGAAAAGCTTGCACTAAGGTCAAGCATACTTACGACCACATTGCAGGCTTCCTGAGACCAAAGAACCAGAGCAAGATAAGTGCGAAAGTGCTTGACAAGACAGGCTACAAGCAGGGCAACAAAACAAACGGTGTGCTTGCGCTCAAGGAGCTGCTGCTTATTGCAAAGGCGGTCAAGCTTCACAACGTAGGTATGGATAAGAACGGTACATACGGAAAAGGTACTGCAAAGGCAGTTAATACCTTGCTGAAAAAGTGGGGGTACAGCGAGAATGGCATTGCAGGCGTGAACTTCATCAAGAAGCTCAGCGACGAGATTACAAAGAAGATTAAGTAGGTAGAATTTCAGCCGTCTCGGACTTTTATGGGTCTGAGGCGGCTGTTTTTGCGTACACGAATTATACACGATAAAGCTGAATTGTAAATATATGCTTGTGAAACACGGAGCAAGAAAAACGGCTTAAATGACGTAAATGCGTGGTTTGCGAGTAGTTTTATAAAACAATAAAAAGTGGTGTGAAGTGGTATATTTAATCTCTCCATCTCCGCCAGCAGGGGCATGCCCCTGCACCCAATCCGCTATCATTTATGGTAGCGGATTTTTTCGCTCCCGCCCATAGGTATGATACGCTGGGAGGGGTTTGATGCTCGCCGTGACGGGCATTTCCCGTCATGGCTTTTTTTGTTATCAAACTTCAGTCCCGCTCAATAAGTTTGTTTGTAAACTTTACAATGTAGGGGGCGTGCCCCTGCACCTAATTCCGCCTTACTGTGGTAGGGCGGATTTTTTTGTTGCCACACAAAATCTTGCATTTCCACCCGAACTGTGTTATAATCCTATATATCAAACATCATAACACGGAGGTCTATC